ATGAGCCTGACCCGCCTTGCGACCCGGCTTGGCCGAAGCCCCCGGCAGCGCCACTCGAGCCATAGGAGCCATAGACGGGTGTCGCAAACTGGCACTGGTATTTACTATCGTAGGAGCTGCCTCGTATCCCGCGCTGTCCGCCGCCGCCGCCGCCGCCACCGCCTCCGCGCAGCGACCCGCCGGATAATACGCTTACTATATATGTGCCGCTGCCGCCGGTCAGCGTTTCAAAGAACAGCGCGTCCCCTCCAGCAGAACCCGGCACTGCCACAAGGCCACCGTTTGCCCCGGTGTACCCATCGACAGAACCTGAGATGTTGATAGTCAGATCGCTGTCGGCGTTGAGCGCACCTGTCCGCAGCGCGTGGGTGCTGCTGCCGGAGATCGTAACGCCCGAAGCGATGTTGACAATGATCGGTGTGCTGTCGGTCGATGCGTTGTACCCCGCCGCCGTCGCCAACGTCAGGATGTTCTGTTCGCTGGCGCTCGACGTGATGTCGAGAACGATGGCCGCAGTCGCGCTGTAGAAATTAGCTAAAGTAATTGCCCCGCTCGCCGGGACGCTTGCGTTGTTCGTGCCGACGAGGCTACCGCCAGCGTAAAATTCCGACATAGAGTTAGGCGTGGTGTCCCCAAACTCTGTCGCCAAATCGGATAACGATATCGCGCCGCTCGCTTGCAGGGCCATCAGCGGCGCTCCTTCAATTCATCGATCTCAGCCTTCAACGCTTTGACGCTTTCGATCAGCAAGCCGACCAGGTTCTGGTATTTGACACCTTTGGCACCGCCCTCGGCGCTTGTGAGTTCTGGCAGTACCTCTGCTAGTTCTTCGTAGATCACGCCCTGCGACTTCTCGCCGGAATCCTTCCACGTCCAGCTTACGCCGCGCAGCTTGCCGACCAGTTCGAGCGGGTCAGAGATGGTCACGATGTTGTCTTTCGCCGCTGCGGATGAGTACGCCGTCACGTCTGCCGTGGCGTAGATCGCCCCCGAAACGTGCAGCTTGTACGAAGGGCTGACGCCAATACCGACGTTGTTGCTGGCGTCGATTTGGATTGCGTCTCCGTCAGCGCGGATCGCAGTTTCGTTAGTCAGCGCCATTATTCACTCCATCCTGCGGGCTGTTTCGTGACCGTCGGCGGCACCCGCTGCTTGTCTATCTGGCTGTCGAGTGCGCTCTGGACCGCAGCTTCGTCCGTGTTGATGTCCGCCAGCACCCAGCCTTTGACCTGCTCGCGGGTCACATTGTTAAAGGCCACGAAGCCATCCCCCGGTGCGTTGAGAGAAACTGACCCGTAGGCGGATGTCGTCAGCGGTTCTGCGTCATCAGAAACAGCGGTGACGCGCCAGTGGACCGTCTGGATTGCATCAGCGTGTCCGTCGATCTCGGCGGCGGCTACTTCGAGAGGATCGAACGTCCATGTGTATGTGTTAGGCATTATTTAGACTCCAGTTCTTTGACTTTTGCGGACAGCGTTTTGACCGCTTCGATCAGAAGGGCAACGGTGTTTTGATAGGCAACGCCGACGTGGCCTTCCTTTTCGCTGGTCAATTCGGGGATGACTTCCTTGACCTCCTCATAGATGAGGCCCACGGCTTTCTTGCCGCTTTCCTTCCACTTGAAGGATACGCCGCGAAGCTGCTCGACCAGATCGAGCGCGTCGGGGATCGTGGTGATTTCGTCTTTGGCGACGGCGCTGGAGTAAGCCGTGACGTTGCCAGTGGCGTAGATGTCGCCGGAGACGTGCAGCTTGTAGCTGGGGGACACGCCGATCCCGACATTCCCGCTGCTGGTGATACGCATACGTTCTGAACCAACCGTACCAAAAGTAAGATGTCCTGCTTGGACGTTACCCGAACCACCGCTGTTAGATGTGAGTAGTGGCTTAATGAACGCCATTTCTTCGTCTGTATCTGAACGACCTGCTGCAAAAAATGCGATCTTATTTCCTGCATTGGTAGCATTAACTGTAGAAATAATATTAAGAGTGCCAGACCCTGTTGCTGCACTTAAATCAAGGATGCCACTTGGTGCCGAAGTCCCCAGCCCTAGCCGACCATCGCTGGTGATCCGCATCTTTTCGCTACCGTTAGTAGCAAAAGCCCAACGACCACTCGCCCCTTGAACACCAGCGATATATGTGTTGAGTGCTGTGGTTCCAGCCTCGATAACACCACCAGAAGCCATTTGAATAGAACCATTAACGGTCAAATGTCTTGTCGGCGTTTGTGTGTTGATGCCAACAAGGCCGGTGCCGGTGACGCGAATACGGTTTGTGTTCGCTGTCCTTAGATCGATATAACCAGCATCGAAAGCGGTAAGAACAAGTGGGCCTGTGCCTCTGTGGGTTAATTCTGAAGATGTATTGGGTCCAGTATTACCTCGAATAAGGCGTAATCCATAATCCGTATATGTAGCATCGCCAATAAGGTCAACATACGAAAAACCGTTTCCGGTCCTTCCATAACCAACTTCAAAATTTCGTGTTTCTGTGCTAGAGGCATAAAGGGCTGCTACACCATCTACCTCTAAATCATATGTTGGCGATGTTCTACCAATACCGACATTACTGCCACTGATAGTCATCGCGCTGGTGCCGCCGGTCGTGAACCCGATCTTGTCAGAGGCGGGGCGGAACAGGCCGGTGTTCGTGTCGGCGCTGAACGAAATCGACGGCGCTGCTGCCGTTCCATCTGACGCACCGGACAGCGATCCAGCGGGGCCGGTGTCGCCCTGTACGCCCTGTATGCCCTGTGGGCCGGTCGCGCCTGTGTCGCCGCGAGGCACTGTGAAATCGAATGTGGCGGCTGACGATGATCCTGAGTTTGTGACCGCCGCGCTAGACCCAGCGGCTCCTGTCGTCGTAGACCCCACTGCGATTGTAGCAGCGGTGCCGACATTTCCTTGGATGCCCTGTATACCCTGTATGCCCTGTGCGCCCGTGTCGCCACGCGGAATGGTGAAGTCAAGGGTGTGACCGGTCGCCGTGACCGACGCGCTCGACCCAGCCGCACCCGTCGTTACCGTGCCGATTTCAGGATCGACGCCGGTAGGCAGCGTGGACATGTGCATGACCTCGATGTTGCCGGTGCCGGTGGGCGGGGCAGACGAGAAGGTCAGCGTGGTGCCGGAGGTCGAGTAAGTGTCCTTCTGTTGGTAGACGCCGCTGATGTAGACCATCGTATTGTTTTCGGTCGCGGGGGACTGCGACATCGTGAACGCGGTTTGCGAGCCGGTGCCGTTGAAGCGGTCAACGGTCTGCGTACCAGCGTTACTAGCAGCGGATGCTGCACTGGCTGCTGCGGCAGTCGCGCTGGCCGCACTTGCTGTTGCACTGCTGGCAGCGTTGGTTGCCTGAGTAGACGCCCCAGTTATCGCCGCGATGTTGGTGGCGTTCGTGTTAATCGACGCAATGTTGGTAGCGGTGGTGTTCACGTTAGTGATTGAACCGGCCACAGTGTCCATTGCCGTGACGTTTGCGCTGGTGCCAAGTGTGTTCATGTCGGACACAACGTCTGCCGTTGCCAGCACGTTCATGTCCGCAACAAAGTCGGCGGAAGCAACGGTGTTTAGGTCAGAGACAAAATCTGCTGAAGCGACTGTATTCATGTCGGCAACGAAATCAGCGGTGCCAATGATCGCCATGTCGGCTACTGCATCAGCGGTGCCGAGGCGTCCTATTTCTGTAAGTTTGCCTGAGACAGCCGTGAGGTTCGTTTTGTCGCTAGGGGATAGCCAGGTGGTCTCAAGGTAGTTCTTAGTGACAGCGTCCTGAGCATCCACAGGGTCAGCCATTGACCTGATTTTCTTACTGTCGGCACCCCAGTGGCCCGTCGCATCCAGGTTAATTTTACCTGCCGCGTCATCCGCCGTTTCCTGTGCGGAATAGAGTAGCTGATTGATCTCAGTGTTTAGATCGGTTGCCTTTAGCGTGGAGCTATTGCTGAAGACAACTGACGGCGTGGTAATCGGCGTATTACGCTCCACCTTAATCGCGACACCGCTCGCGACTGCTGAGTTATCTGATGTTTTCTTGATCTGGACAGTGGTGCCACCAGTTTGGATCGTTGCCGTATATAGGCTCCCACCAGCAGCGGTGGAAACTCCATCAACATAGAAAACTAGGTGACTTTCATTGATGTAACTGAAGGGAATGTTAAAAACTAATGTGCTTCCATCCCCTGTGTAAGTGATGTCAGCAAAAGCCATCTATTGTCGTCCTTTAATCATTTGTTCCAGATTGAAATTCTTTCGCGACCTGAGTAGGTCTCTGCGATCCTCAAGGTCGTCCTTGATTGCGTTTGTGAACGCCTTTGAGCCGGAAGGAGCATTATTGCGCCTGCCTTCGATCCTAAGTTGTGCCTTTGCGGCGTCTCTGTAGTATTGGAATATCCGGCCAATCGTCATGGCCCTTGGGGTGTCTGGGTTATCCCTGTCGCCTGGTGGCAGATGCTGTAGTCGAGGGATCACTTGCTCTAGCCGCTGCCTGAGTGTCAGCCCGCCTAGCTTTATAGTCCCCGTCATCTCTACATATTTATCGTAGACAGACTGACCTTTTGCGTACTCGACTCGTGAGAAATCGGTCAGAGTGCCAATGCGACGATCTTGTGGCGGACTAAAGTTCTTACCCGTGAGATACGCAAGATCAGCGAGTTCTTTTAGGACTATGTCGTTGGGGTCTGAGGTGCTGGCAGTAAACGGGTTCCACTTGTCCTGCCCCCGGTAAACCATCTCACCCAACTGGTTCCGCTTGGGGTCAGAGAACTCATCGATGCCAACAGCGGCAAAGCGGTTTTTCAGTCCATCCATAATTTCGCGGGTCTCGCGGAATACAGGATCACCGTCTAGTTGCCCGATAGCTGCCGGGGTATACGACGACAATGTAGAGCTTAGAAACCGCGCCATGTTTTTATCCGGTGCGGTAATTGCGCCCATCATGTCCGACAGTCCGCGTAGATAAGTTTTATTGACGGAGTTCTCTGCAACTGACTGAAAAAGACCAAGAGCGACATCAATTAAAAGGTCTTCTTCGCCCTTTTTGCCTTCTAGTTCGGCCTCATTCCACACCTCGACCATGTCAGCGGCCACGCCTAAGAAGTTTGAAAATGGGTCATATCGCTGGTAGCTGACGTAGCTTTTTGACCCATCGTCGTTAGTGATAACGAATGAGTAGGGCCTCCATCCTGTCGCCATCCATGCCGCTCTGGTTTTCGGGTTGCTTGGCCCTGATCCGGTAATCATCCCGAAAGTCGCCAAGAAACCTGCGGCAGTAATTACTGCCCAGCCCGTAGCCTGTTTACCCCTTGCCTGCGCTCTAACGGAGGGATCAAGACTATTCAGGTCAGCCTGCATTTTCTTGCTACGCTTATTGAGTATAGGTGTCCTCCGACCGGCAGCAAATAACAGGTTGGTAGGGGTTTTTACAAATGGAAGGACAAATCTGACCCCTGGATATCGCACTGCTAATTGCTGAATTTGTGCAGCAAAACCTTCAAGCTCAGTAGTGAACGTGGCTTCTCTAGCTGTGTCCAGTGCTGCTTTGGAGATATTTACCTGATCTGCATTCTCGGCAATGAAATCATCCAGCGCCTTACCATCCAATCCCTTGGCGATACCTTCTTCCTGAAGCGCCATTCTAAATGCGCCTTCATCAAGCGCCGCCGCAGCGCCTTCAGGGTCAAACGCACGTTTCTCCGCGTTTGATATCCATTTTGTCAGTGCATCTCCATTTAGTCCTTTTTCTCTGCCGGCAACCCAGAGGTCAGCCTTTAGCTTGCCTCTGTATGTCGCCTGCTTAAAGAATTCATCGGAGAACAGGAGTAGGCGCGATGGCAGGGTAGCTAACAAGTTACCAGCGCCGCGAATGCTTCGCCCATCCTTGCCCACTAAAGACATCTTCTGCCCACCGAAAGGATTATTGTCTATTTCAAGTTTCCCTCCGACAGCATCCAAGATTGATTGGTCTTGCCTCGCAGCAAACGCCGCCATCCTTATAGACTCCAAAGCTGAACCGTAGGTGTAACCGAGTTGTTTCACACCCCTGATCATCTCTGCGCGGTTACCCGACAAGGCCCCACCAACAGTCTGTTCCATCATGAGAATGTGCGCGTTCATAAAGTTGGACACGCCATTGATGATTTGAGTGTTAGGTCCCGACAGCATCATGTTGATGCGGAACGTGTTCAGCTTGTCCCACTTGGAACCAATATCCCTTGCGCTTGGTGCGCCCTTACCAAGCAGTGCTGCTGCTTCCACATCAGCAAAATATGCGGTTAGCGCAGAACGAGTGCTTCCCTGTCTATTCCGCAGAGCATCATCAAGCGCCCCACCACGTTTGTGGATCATTTTCATGGCGTTGAGTGTGCGGCCCATGGCCGTCCTCTGACCCTGGAATGATGCTTCTAGGTTAGCGTACAGTCCTGTCAGGTGATCCATGTCCAATTCAAATAATTCTGGGGAATCCCAACCTAACTCTTTAAGGCCGTTTGCGTCTATTTTCCCTTCGTTGTATTTCTTCCAGATAGGAGCAACAGATGTCACCTCCGCGCCTAGTGCATCTACAAACCTTCTTTTGGCTTGCAGGGAAGCAGTTAGGGCGTTCCATCTTGGGAGACCAGATGCATCTTTGGGGATGTCGTCAAACTCTCGGCGTAGCTTATCCCAATCGCCCTTAAATAACTTACTGAGGTGACTGATGTGCCCGTTCATTTGTTTTTCAACAGTTGACCACCGCTGAACCTCCCCGCCTTTAATAGCGAGAAATTCTTTTTGTAGCGTACTGTCGTCTTTACCAACGGTAGCTATGATGTCTTGAATGTCTTCAGGGTCTGTAACGTATCGTAAATTCCTAGCGAGGTTGCCGGGGAGCGGTAGATCACCCGCCTCCATCCTTTTCGCGGTGCCGGTCAGGATGCGATCCACGACTTCTCTGAACACAGGAAAGTGACGGCTCTTTGGATCACTTATGGTGTCATGGTAGGGAGAATACTGATCTGCTTCCCTTGCGGCGTCACGGCTCCGCGCTGCGGCTTCTTCAGGGGTCAGGGGGAATAGCTCTGCTTGATCTGCGTCCTGCTTAACTACAGGGGGTAACGTGTTTACGCCCTCCTCAGCTTCTCTGGCTGACACTTCATCCAGCTTGCCTTCGACACCCTTCTGGATGTCTTCAGCGCCTTCTGCCCCAAGCTCCTTGGCTTTCTGATTGTCTCCTCGTTTTAGGTAACCAGCGGCCCTAACGACCTTAATGATACCTTCGACCGCCAGCCCTAAGCCAGCGCCTTCAATAGAGTTACGCAGTCTGTTCTGGAGATCAGTGTCATCTGGGTTAGTCATAAGTTGGCGGGTAGCCCAAGTGTCTACACCGGCATCCTGTAGGAAGTCCGAGAGGTTTCCCTCTTTACCCTCGAAGCTGGCAAAGTCAGCGACAGCACCGCGTGTCAACCCTGATATAGCCGCTTGTTTACCTGCGGATAGCCCTGAGAACAGCTTACCTGCCTTAAAGAACTTACCTACACCGACGAAGCCTGCGGCGAACTGCGCCACCCCTTCGACTGCCTTGCCTGTGAAAGTATCTGGGCGTTCAGCGCCAAAAGCGTCTGCTATCTTGTACTGTTTGCCAGCCTCTTGAAGCGCCCGCATTTCGTCACCGCTTAGGTACTTGATGTCGAACTCACCATTCTCATCGTAGAACGTGAGGTCGCCAGTGTACCTGCTGATCAGATCGCCGGTCGCATCGGCAGACCTGAGTACACCAGAGTAAATAGCGCCGGGTATCTCTTCGACGTTGTCCCAGAACCCACCGCCGTCATCTGTTTCTTCAGGTGCGCTAGTGGTGCCTTGGCGTTGCCCTAAGTATTGGGCTGCACTGCCTGCGCCGTGAATACTCTCAAATACACTTCTGTTTTCAGATGGATTTTCTTTAAGAAACTCAATAGCCTCTGCTGTTGGACCTGCCATCAGTCTTCAGACTCTTCAACTTCAGCGATGTAGCCCATCACCTGTCTGGATATTTCCTCAAACAAGTCATCTGTTCCTGTGATCCCAGCCATGGTCTGCGGTAGTTCAAAGAAATCTCTCAGAACCGCTTTGATTCTCTCAGGGTCAGTTGCAGATCGCTCTGTTCCGGGTATTGGTGTTTCCGTTACTTCTCTGGTCCGTCGATTGAAACTCCTTTGAGTTTCCTGAGTGTCACGCAGATCAAGTATTTCATCCGCCACCGCCCTTATTTGTGCCTCATCCAAAGTAATACCAGTTACCCTCTGTCGGCTTTGCGCGGCATCTGATGTACTGCTTAACGATGAACGTGCTGTGTTGGCTTCGGTGATGATCTGCTCTGGTCGAATAGTACGGTCAAATGCTCTTATCTTTCGGCGATCCCGCGCTTCGGCGGCTGCTTTCATCGGTGCGTCACCAACTAGGCGGCTGTAATCACCGACAACAGGCCGTGCATCAGGGTCTGGAGTTGCGGTCGGCGCTGGTGTCGCGGCTGGTGTCCGGGTTGGTGGCTGCGGTGGCTGGGTAGGTTCGGGGACCGCTTTAGCACGAACAAGCATCTCATACACTGCACTTCGCGGCACACCATTTTTCAGTGTAGGCTGAAACCAAGGACTAGTGCGATCTGGCGTACCATCGGGCAATAGTCTCATTTCATTACCCACAATCAGTTCACCATTAGCGTTTCTAGCATTAGGCCCAAGTGAAGCCAGCCTCAGCGGTTCGTCTTCTTCCATGACCTGCTGTAACGCCGCAGCCCTGATGGCCTGAGTAAGTTTCGCCACGCTGCTAGTGTCGTTGATGTCATATTGAATTCCGTCAAACTTACCTTTGTTTTCTTGCACTTGTAGTGTAAGTTCATTCATTCGATCTTTGACTACCAAGCCCGTACCGGAGGGGTTGCCAAAGGCATTTTCGCCAAACACTTTTGGTACAGCTTTGTTAACAGCGATAGCAGATGTGAAACTCTTTTCACCTTTATAAACTGAGACTGCCATACTAACGGCACGGTCTAAATCTTGTGGCTGTCCAACATTTTGAACCGCACGCGCTGCCGCCATATTTGGATCAGTTATGCCACTGTCTTTTAGGCGTTCAATTTCCCTCTGTATATTTATGTAGGCTTCAATCCGCTTCGGCCCCGACCTCTCTTCACGCGCATCGCTTTTTGTCTTCATATCCTGCCACGCTTCTATACGCCGCATTAAATCTGAATCACTGTGTTGGCCTGAACCAGCGATGTTCTTGGCTCTCCATTCTCGTATAACGATGGCTGGGTCATCGGTGACCCCGACCTTAGACAGTGTGTTCCCAAAATCTATAGAAGCCTGATCTTTGGCATAAGCAAGTCTCTGTTTCTTACGATTCCAGCTTTTGAAACCCTCATCAGATATATTTGTTGCAGCTTTCTTTATGTTCTCACGTTCAATCGGTGTTAATCCAAAAGATGCGCCGTTAGCATTAGGGATCATTAGCTGCCCTGTATCAGCCAGTCTGATCAACTCACTGAGGATATCTGGATCATTCTGCGCCTCTGCTGATGCCATCAGATTCTTTAACAGAGTTTCCTTCATTACAGCGCCGCCGACTCCGGGCATCTTTTGAGTATGCAAGAACGCTTCTTGTACTTTTTGTGTACTATTTAAGCGTGTGTCCCTGAGAGTTGTGTCTATAAGTTTCCCTGTGACGTTAACCATCGCGTCAGTTTTTATCTTGCGGCTTTTAGCGGCACCCTCTGCATAAGCCTGCGGCAGAAACTGGTTCAGTTGCTTATTGAAGCCGCCAATGAAGAACTGATTGTCTCCAAGTGAGCCAACCTTCTGCCCAACTTTCTCTTGGAAAAACTTTAGATAATCTGGCGGCTGTGGGACGCCATTGGCATCGAATGTCGGGTCCAGTGCATCAAATTCTTCTTTTAACGCTGTAGTGAAGTTGATTGCGTTCACTTCTCCAGCTTTAGCGTCATAGGCCATTTGAAACTGATAGGACTGCGAGGGGTGTACATCTGCACCCATTTTCGACAGGCGGGGGTCTTTAGCCATGGCTGCCATGGCTGCTTTAGTCCCTAGCGTTTGTTGTTCCTTGTTCCACTTCTCTTCACGGGCATCATTCTCGCGCTTGGCTACATTAAGTGACTTTTCCAGTGCCCTCAGTCCATCAGACTTTTCACCTGGCTGAACGACGACGCCAGTTTTGCTCTGGTAAAAAGTGTCTACAGGGGACAGTAGGTTGCGCTGAATTCGGGTTGCGGGTGCGTCTACTTTTTGTCTAGCCATTTATGATGTCCCAAACACTTTCTTGTACCCGCCCTGTCCTTCGACGTAGGTATTACCTGCACTGGCAATACTGAGCGCGGCACCTACAGGTGAAGGACCTGACTTGTATGCGTCTGGCCTGTTGTCCTCTATGCGCTGCGCTTCTTGAGCTTTGATCCCCAGTACATTTGATTCTAACTGGCTCAAATTCTGTGACATCTCAGATTGGCTTGCCATTGTGTTCCTGTAGTTGATCCCTGCAATATCCCAATACGCTTCATCTACTGAAATGCCTTCAACGCCATTCGATCCCGCCATTGTCAATGAGGTCGCCTCTGCTTCCCGACCTTCCAAAGCCTTGGAAAAGCCATCAGCAATAATTCTTTCATTCTCAATTCGAGCTTGATCCTGTGTCTGGTCAATCTGATCATTTGCAGACTGACGTGCCCTAAGATCACTTGCTGCCTTAGCTGCGTTTTCCGCAGCGGTCTGTGCGTTCTGCTCATCTGTGGCTGCGCTCTCTGCCATATAGCCAGCGGCGGTCGAGGCGATAGTCAGCGCAAGCCCTATGGTTGCCGGTTCACACATGGGCTAACCTCCCAAATTCGTAAAAGGGACGATTTTCATAGCCATAATTGACCTTTCGGATGAACTTAAAATCTAGCCATTGCAGCCACCTGTGGTGGGCTGTGTTCCTGACATCTGCATAGTTCCAGAGGAGAGGATGTGCGGCGTGAAGCTCGTCACGCAGAGCCTTGGATCGCCGCAGGAACTCTCTGCGATGTTGTACGATGCCATCTGTACCAACCATCCAGATTGAGGCCCCTGTATCGGCGGGGACTGTGCCCCAGATTACAAATGGTATGTTGTCAAACAGGCCGACTTTCACAATATCGGATGCTGACAACCCGTCCTGAAGAACCTTCCAGTTCGATTTACCGGACGCTGCAAACAGTTCGGCGGTATCCTCATCGCGCAGGTTGTCTGCGAGATATCTGATATCACCTATGTCGGCGTCCTCAATGCTATATTCGATTGGCTTTCTGCTGGTACATGCCTTCCCAATCTGTTGAGGAAAAGGCAGAGTTAAAGGGCGTGTCATTCTTGACGACTATTTTTACCTGATCGTTTTTGGAGAATATTGGGAACCTGAATTCGCCAGTGGCATAGCTCACTGCATCTAGGACGTTACTGGATGAACCAAGAATGCGACCGCTAAACACATATGACCTAGTGTCTCGATTTGTGGGCGTCACCTCGACAGTGAACTGGGCTGTGTTTATGTACAAAAGTGAGAAGTATCTGAGTTGAAGACGCCCATCCTGGATAGGTGTTTCTGAGCCACGATCACCTGATCTGACATACTGGTGCGAGTACTCATACTCAAACGTATAGGGCACCCCGACACTAAACGTGCTTGAGGAGAGGTCGCCCGACACCAATATGGATGAAGATGTCTGGCTAGTTATCGTGGGGATTGTGCCGTCAGACTGTACGACCTGCCATGTGGCAGCTTCTGTGTACGGGGGAGTGACGGTAGTCAAATCTGTTGCTGCATCGTATGAAACTGTGCAGGCTGTATTCACTGATTTTCTGTCTAACAGGATATCATCAGGTGCCCCGTCAAGGCCCTCGCCATCCTCCACCACCATCTTATCAATGTGTACGCCTGAGTTGCTCTTGTAGACGATATAGAGGTCTTGTTCTAAGAACTCGGCGGACAGGATTGTGTACCCGGCAGGGAAAGTCCATTCGCCCCACGCGGACTGTAGTTTTTCATCTCCGCTGTAGTACCACTTGTACATGAACAGCTTGTTTCTGTTGCCAGAGCTAAGGACAGCCATGAGGTCCTCAGTGGTACTGCTAGACATCTTAACGATGTTCGCTGGCACATAGCGAGGCACCTGGATCGTGATCTCCGCTGAGTCTTTATTGTCCGTCTGGTCAGTAACAAACAGTTCCCTGATACCAGCAAATGAACTGCCATCAACAGCGAAGAAGACGTTAGGGCCGACTGCCGTGGGCCTAGCAGAAATTGAAGCGTCGAACGTGGTTGCTACGCGGATGCCGACAGTTGCTGGGGTCAGTGTGTCGCCACTCTCGACTTCAAACTGTACCTTATCTGAAAACAGCAATAGAGTTTTTGCGTAAGGAATAGCAGCATATAGCGTAGACACACTATTCGTTGTCGAGGCGACATCAATCCGCTCACTGTCCAGTAGCTGAACAGTCGTTGTCCTGTAGAAATTCTCGAACTCTTGGTTCTCGGAAAAGGTTACATTCTCACCGGACAGAAAGCCCATTCGACCTTTATGCAAGAAGATGTCGTTGATCTTGCCCCCAACAAACGATGGGTCCTGGTTGGTTTGGCTATCCCCAGCAATGCGATCTGCCCACACATCCACCCCAAAAGTGAAGGTGCCGTCTGTATTCCTTACGAGTGTGTGCGGCATTGTGCTGGCAGTAAGCTCACGGCCTTCGTTGTAGCCTACAGTTTCTGTCCAGACATTGTCGCTGTACCGCACCCAGTAATCATCGCCAGCTTCCTCAACATCACCTTTGATGCGTACAAGCCGCCCATCAACGTCCTGCGGAGGTAGGTCACTGAATTCCTGAAGGTCCTCTTTAAACACCCGCATGGATCGCCCGCCATGGCCGTCTGTGATCTCAACTTTATCAGTGGTGGCAAGGCCGGACATGCAGACAGTGCTATTCTCAGTGGTCGCTGAGATACCAGCGGCAACGAGAGCATTTTTTAATCCTGTGGCAATCACATCAGTGCCCTCAAGGGCAGTCGCAGCGGAGACGTTGGTGTTGGTAGTGTATGTGGCCTTGAGTACGTTATTGACGTAGATCGCGTAGGTCTTGTTTGCGATGGCTTGGAAAACGTAGATCGAACACTGAGTCTCAGGGTTGGTTCTGGACTCAGTGGTTGCCGCAGCAGCGACAGTTTTCTCTTTATTTACCACCCATGTCTGATCAGCGACTGACAGAAATCTCAGCGACGTATTGGGTGTTGCAGACGCGAGGTAGGTTTTGCCGTTAGGGAAAGTGACTGTCTTCTTGACGCCATCGAGGTCATAGACCTCAAGGTCACCGTTCACACAAACGATCATGTATTTCTCAGTGGCGTCCCGCTGCACCAGATGAATTGCAGCGTCATCAGGTACAGTCAGGCTGGTCGCGAGTGTCGCAATGTATGAGGTATTGGGCCGCTTCTGTAAGCCGGTGACCACACTTGGGAATGCATTCTTCATTGCTTGGCAGCTTGTGCGAAGCCTGATTGGCGCTGGCTGCTGGCTGACACCGTTGGTCATGTTCGGCAGAGATGATGATACAAGTGGCACTTAGTACACTCCGCGATCAAATCCGAAACGAGTGGTTATGCTGCGCGGCGTGGCACTGTCTGTAATCATATTGTGATCCCCAGACCACGCTTCGTCATTCCTCATAGCGGCGAGGGCACGGGCTTCGTCCTGCGCGATGAACTCAGACATAATACTAGAGCCGAGGTGACGCTCTTGAAACACGCGGCTGGCGCGGAGCGTAATGTATCTGCGGGCAGTCTCAGGGATATCTGTGAAGTCTAGTAGGACAACCACGTCCACTGTGATCGTGTCGGCGTCAGGTGTGTATGTGTGGTTTATGCGGTCGTACATAAACCCGCCGCGCATCACTAAATCTAGGTCGCTGTGGGTAGAGGATGTTGCTGTATTTACCGCATCGATCCTCGCGGTGTTTGCGGGGACAGCAAATTTATTATTTGAGTCTTTGACAATCGGATACCCGATTTCGGTGTTGAAATACCAGCCCTGCGACTGCACTTCACGGCTTACTGAGCCAAGAATTGTCTGAGCTATCGTGGCATCGACTACGTTGTCATCTTCAAGAGTATTAACAGGGCTTTCCCCAATGTGAGACATCATCACATTGACTGCCTCAAGCTCTGTGGTAGGCGTAAGAATTGCCATTGGTTATCCCTGTATTAGAAAATTGAAAAAAAGGGACACCAAGGATTTCTCCGAGGTGTCCCTTAATTTTAGCGCGAGTTACGAGGTGGCGTTTTTAATCGCGACCATGCACTCAGGGCGAAGCGTACCATGCCCCACCGCCATCTTACTCACCATCAACGTGCCCTGACGGCGGATGTCATATTCCGCTTCTGAGGCCATCGATAGAAGCTCGACCGTGCCGAGTGCGCTTTTCTGCATTACAAGCGCAAGGTAAGCAGACGCATTAACGCCATACTTGTTAGCAGCAGTGTCAACAGTTCCACCGGACGTGTGATTGACGGCGAGGTTGTTGGTCATAACGACCTGCATCCCCGCGACATTGATCACAGTGCCATCAGAGTAGACGCCATTGGTTCCGCCGAAATCGCGGTTAACAATTTTGTCGTTCTGAACGATCCCGTAGTACGCGGCAGGGCTAATGAAGGCGTAACGATCTTCCTTCGGCACGTTCTTCTCATCCAGCTTCTGAGCGGCTGTATAAAGCTGGCCGACAAAAGTGGACACGTTGGCAGCGGTTGCCATGTTAAGCACACCAGTCTGAACAATCTGCTCAGACGTGCCTTGATCCGAAATTGCAGTCGGGGGCGTAGCACAGTCTTTGATAGCCATAGACAGTAGGTTGCGGTCATAGGTCTGTGCAAGGGCCTGACCAAGCTGCGTGGAGTACTCGGAACGCACGTCGTAGTGGTTCTTTGCCTCATCGATGTTGGCGATGAAAGCACTTGAGATCAGGAGATCATCAATCGTGATCACCTTCTCATTGTGCTTGATTGCGGTGCCATTAATTTCAGCACCTGGCGTGTGATAAGCGGCCACCGTTTTACCGATTGCCGGGAATTGCGCCGATTTACCGGAGGAGATGTTACGAGTGCGAACACGCTCTTTCATAACTGTGTTAGCGTTGAACGAGGCCATAACCTCGCCAGAAAACACTTTCAGAAATAGCGCGTCATAGCCTGTTCCCGTTGCTTCAACGAGACCAAGGCGAGAGGCTGTAGCATTTGCCATAGCTTTAGTCCTTTTTAAGATTAAACAAGAGTTGCTTCTTCAACGGCTTCACGGGAACAGGATTATCCCTCGTAAGGGGTCCAGTAGAATGAAGGTATGAAGACATGGGCCGTCACCCAAGCGCCCTCCTAAAGAGGAGCGGTGCTATTTCATCGAACGGTTTTTACTCTTGGAGATGATCGAAAGGTTGCTGCTGGAGTTGTTCTGGGTGTTCCGGTCTTTGTGGTGGACATCCTTGCCGGCCACAGCAGACGCACCTTTCTTTTTGATCATCAGTGAGCGGGCTTTGTTACGTCCTGCTCTGCGTTTCTTCTGCGCTGGCTTACCGTGGTATTCGCGGTATTCCTTCGCATAATCACGCATCAATTATCCTCTACGAGATTCCAGGATGTTACTGTTGCCAAGGCGCTTCTCGACATCCGCACGGAAGGCAGGATCGTTCTTGTACGCTGGCGAATTCATGTCGGTCATAAGTTCGGCCATAGACCTGTAGGTTCCACCAACATTACCAGACACACCGCCTTGAACTTGGCGTGAGGGTTCTGCACCCTCTGATGCTGTATAACGCGCCTTCAGCCCATTGACGGCGAGTTCCACTGAAGCCATCTGGCCTGAGTTTACAGCGGTGTTATAGGCGTCGATCTCAGCCTCACTGAGGTTTTCGCCTGCCCACGCGACCATGCCGGAGTAGGATTCCTGTCCACCAACGATCTCGTAGACCTTGGCCTGTGCGACCTCTACCTGTGCAGCCTGCGCTTCAATGTAGCTGTTAACGATATTGCGCGGGATGCCAGCCTTCTCAAGGTTGTCATATGCCTTATCTGATAACTCGCCATTCTCAGCGTACTCAGCAGACAGCGCATCGAAGTCAACGCCCGCGCTTTCAACTGCTTCACGCGCTTCATCAGTACTCGCTGGCTCTTCCTTAGCAGTGCTACTCTGGCGCTTTTCAAGCTCAGAATATGCCTGCGCCAAATCCTCAGCGGACTTGAATTTCTCAGGTAGCCAATCAGGGCGATCTTCAGTTTCAGGGGCCTCCTGTTCATCAACGGATATCCCCATCTCTTTAGCAGTTTGCTCTAGTGTAGGCTGCGTGTCGTCTGTGTTCGCTGCTGCAATGGTAACTGTCTCGACCATCTATTCAGTTTGCTCCTGTAATTGCGCTGCCATCTGCTGCAACATCTCAGGGTCCATCCCCTGCGCGATATTACTAGCTGCGTTGACTGCGGGACCAGCGGCCCCACCCACGGCTTTGCCTGCCATGTCCATCATGCCCTGCTGTTGCATCTGACTTTGCTGTTGCTGTTGTGCGGCCTGTTGCTCCTGCTGAAGTTGTTCAGCGGATTTAACTAGGCCATCCATATCGATGCCGAGGGACGTGCCCCGGCGCTTAATGTAATCACTGATATTGAGGTGCTGCGCGATGACCTCTGGCGGCAGCATTTGCAGACCCTGAAGAAACATTTCCAGTTTCTCAAGATCGTGCCCGCGACCGAGTGCTTCCAGACCTGTCACGATTGACGGCTTGACCACACCTTTAGGCAAGGACGGCAAGCGGCGCTGTTTGACCATGCGGTCAATTACGCGGTTC